CAGTGTTCTACGGTGGGCAGACATTCGTTGCCCTTCAGAACGTACCTGCAAGCACCGTAACAACTAACACGGCCTACTGGCAGATGGTTGCTCAGAAAGGCACAGATGGGGCTACTGGCGCTACAGGCACAACTGGAGCTACAGGTACTCAAGGTATTCAAGGCATCACTGGCGCGGCTGGTTCCAACGGGACTGCTGGAGCCACTGGTCCTCAAGGTGTCATTGGTAACACAGGCTCAACAGGCGCTGTTGGTTCAACAGGAGCAGCAGCAAGTATTGCTGTTGGCGCTGTCACTGCGGGTGCTGTTGGAACAGCCCCAACTGTTACCAACTCAGGTACTGCATCAGCAGCGACCTTTGCATTCCAGATTCCTGTAGGCGCTACAGGGGCCACCGGGGGTACAGGAGCCACGGGTTCCCAAGGTGTCATTGGGGCCACGGGATCAACAGGCCCCACTGGACTTACTGGCAACACAGGACTCACCGGACCAACAGGTGCGGCCGGAGCTCAAGGTGTCATTGGTAATACGGGACCTACAGGCTCCACAGGTTCTCAAGGTGTCATCGGCAACACAGGCCCTACAGGTCCTACGGGGTCCACAGGCGCTACGGGTTCCACTGGTCCCTCCCCTGCTTCCACTTGGGTTGGCACTACGCTGAGTTTCAAGACTCCAGCAGGTGTTGATGGTCCCTATACGAATCTAGTGGGTCCCCAAGGAACCACAGGGGCTCAAGGTGTCATTGGTAATACAGGCGCTGCCGGTACTACGGGAGCTACAGGGTCTACTGGGCCTACAGGTATTCAGGGTATCCAAGGGCCTCAAGGTATCACTGGGACCACAGGTACTACAGGCTCTCAAGGCGCTACAGGGCCTACAGGGCCTCTTGGTAATACAGGTGCGGCAGGGTCAGCAGCGACTATTGCTGTGGGTACTGTATCCAGTACGGCTGTTGGGACTTCTCCAACGGTCGTCAATGTGGGTAATTCTAATGCTGCCATCTTTAACTTCACGCAGCCTGTTGGAGCTACAGGAGCTACAGGAGCAGCAGGAACCAATGGAACCAATGGTTCTACAGGCGCTACTGGACCTACAGGACCAACTGGGGCTGCGTCCTCTGTAGCTGGGCCACAGGGAGCTACTGGGGCTACAGGAGCTACAGGAGCTACAGGGAATACAGGTACAGCGGGTACGGATGCTACTGTAACTACAACTACCGTCCTAAATGCTACGGCAGGGGTCACGGCAGGAGCTGTGGGGTCTTATATGTATGCCATAAGTTGGGGGATTACCGCCACTTGGGGAGGGACCATTGCTGGCTCCTCTCTTAGGCCAACTGCGGCTGTATCTAATGGAACAACTATGGGCGGGGCAAATGTCCCTTATGCTGGTTTTCAGGTTGGAACATGGCGGGTTCTCGGGCAGTCTGGAAGTTATCACCTATCACTATATTGCAGAATTTCATAGGATATATACATGACAACATTTACTTCAGTACAAGACCCAGTATGGGCAGACAGCTCTAAAACAGTAATAGATTGCAAAGTAACAATCAATGGCCTTGGTGATGAACTCCTCCCATTTACAGCTTCTCCTTCAGATACAGAAGAGCATGGGAGACTTCTTTTTAAAGCCCTAGTTCATGGGGAATTTGGAACAATTGCAGACTATGTGGGGCCAACAATGGCTGAACTAGCTATATATGCCCGTCATATTAGGAATGCACTTCTCGCATCTTCGGACTGGACTCAAGCGGGGGATGTCCCACAGGTTACCAAAGACCTATGGATTCCATATCGACAGGCTTTGCGAGAAGTACCTGATCAGGTAGGGTTCCCTGAAGACATCCTCTGGCCTACAGTGCCGTGACCCCGCCTCCGTCCTCCTTTAGAGTCAACGGAAGAATCATCTCGCTCTCCCACAAGGCACAAGACAAGATGCCGGGAGTAGCAGGATTCTTTGAGTCTTCTAAAAGCGCCATTGTGATTGCCAAGGGGCAAGAACAACAGGAGCTACAGGACACAGTCCTTCACGAACTCTTCCATGCACTTCTCCACACTCAAGGCCGTGAATACGGTGGTGATGAAGAGGAGCTGTATGTGAGAGCTTTAGCAACAGGAACCATTGGACTCATTCGGGATAATCCTGAGTTGGTCTCTTGGTTAACTTCAACAGAACCTCAATGACCCCTCAAGACAACCCAGAGGGCTTCCTTGCCGTACTTGCTGCAATCGGTGCAGCTATCGGCATAGGCAAGCTCATGGCTGCTGACGACCCTATTACGTTACGACTCTTCGCAGGACGCGCCATTGCCACAGCAGGCATTGGTGCTGCTGCTGGTGCTGTGATGTTCTTGGTCCCCACAGCCAACCCAGTTCTACTCTACGGGGTAGCAGCTGGTCTCGCCTCAATGGGCACAAGCACCCTTGAGTACATCCTCAAAAAGAAACTCGGAGTCCCAACGGATGAGCAAGTCCAGTAACAAAGCATCCCATGAGGAACTAGATTCCCTTCATGGTCTCGTGGCCCGTGAGTTGATGAAGAAGATTCGTTCAGGCGAAGCAACTTCAGCTGACTTCAGTGTCGCTACAAAATTCCTCAAGGACAACGGTGTTGAACAAGCTGCCCTTCCAGGCACACCCATTGCAAACCTTGCAGCTTCCCTCCCCTTCGCTGGGGCTGACGCATACCCTCAATAATTGAATCAACAACTGACCCCGGTAGCTCTGGCTGCCAAGCTGACGTCGAACGACCCTGTGTTGTCTGATTTTCGCAACTTTATGTATCTGGTGTGGAAACACCTTGGGCTCCCAGACCCTACCCCGGTTCAGTATGACATTGCAGCGTTTCTACAGCATGGCCCCAAGCGGTCCATCATTGAAGCGTTTCGGGGAGTTGGTAAGTCATGGATCACTTCAGCGTTCGTTTGCTGGCAGTTACTCCGTGACCCCCAGCTAAAGATTCTTGTGGTGTCTGCTTCCAAGACACGATCAGATGACTTCTCAACCTTTACCAAGCGGCTGATTGCAGAGATGCCCTTGTTGGTTCACCTCAAGGCCAAGAACGGTCAGCGAGATTCCAACATTAGTTTTGACGTTGGTCCTTCCCGTCCTGACCACTCACCCTCAGTGAAGTCAGTGGGTATCACAGGTCAGCTTACAGGCTCCCGTGCTGACATCATCATTGGCGATGACGTTGAGGTGGTTGGTAACTCACTGACTCAGACCATGCGAGACAAGCTCTCATCATTGGTCAAAGAGTTCGATGCGATTATCAAGCCCCTTGACTCCAGCCGAATCATCTACTTGGGCACACCCCAGACTGAGATGACTCTGTATGGACAGCTGACAGGCCGTGGGTATAACCTTCGTGTCTGGCCTGCAAGGTATCCCCAAGAGAAGAGCATGAATCGCTATGCTGACACTCTGTCTCCCATGCTTCTTGAGATGCTGGCTGGTGATCCAACTCTGGTTGACCAGTGTTCCAAACGGGGAGCCCCAACGGACCCTGTTCGTTTCGATGACTTGGACTTGGTGGAACGTGAGGCTTCTTATGGACGCTCTGGGTTTGCCATGCAGTTCATGCTGGACCCAAGCTACAGTGACAGTGATAAGTTCCCATTGAAACTGGCTGACCTTGTTGTCCTTGACTGTGACACCAAGATGGCCCCTATCAAGGTGGTGTGGGGCTCAAGCCCTGACCTAGCCAGGAATGACCTCCCTGCTGTTGGTCTTGCTGGTGACAGACTCTATCGACCCATGTGGGTAGCCAAAGACAACTTCAACAACTACACAGGCGTTGTCATGTCTATTGACCCATCAGGCCGAGGTGGAGACGAGCTGGCCTATGCCATCGTTGCTTTCCTCAATGGTTACTTGTTCATCCTTAGAGCAAGGGGACTCAAAGGAGGATACGGAGAAGAGAACCTTACCAAGCTGGCACAGGAAGCCAAGAAGTACGGAGTGAACCAAGTCATCATCGAGTCCAACTTTGGTGATGGTATGTTCACCCAACTGCTCTCCCCCTTCCTGGCTCGTATCCACCCATGTGCTGTTGAAGAGGTTCACAACTCAATCCAGAAGGAACGACGAATCATCGACACGCTGGAACCTGTGATGAACCAACACAGACTCGTGGTTGACTCCAAGGTAATCTCAGATGACTTTGAGAACTACAACGAGTACCCCGGTGAGACAGCAGTCAGGTATCAGCTCTTCTATCAGCTCACACGCATCACCAGAGACAAAGGTTCGTTATCCAAGGATGACAGGCTGGATGCTCTGGCTATCGCTGTTGGCTACTGGGCTGATGTAATGGACAAGGACACCATGAGAATCATTGAGGACCACAGAGAGGCTGCACTGCACCTTGAGCTGTCCAAGTTCGTGGAAGGTGTCACAGGTATCAACCCTGAGTGGACAACCATGACAGATGAATTCACAGACGGACTTGTATTGAATATGGACTAGAAGCCTCTACAAGGGCTCCAAAGGCTCTCAGGCTATGGTTG